TTTTTTGCCCGGAAATAGAAAAGGCCGGTACCCGTCGCCGCCCGCGCACGGTTCCCGTCTCGGACGCTTCCATCACTTCCCGCCGTGAACGGCTGGAGAAGCGGAACCGCCTTATGACTGCCCGCTACTACTATTGGACTGAGATAAAACGTCGCCGTTTTGATGACGTATTGAAAATCCTTTCTGATAACGAGTTCTTTGTTGAGGAACGCACGATCAGTAATACACTGATAGAGCAGGACGAATTTTATCACGAACTGATAAACAACCGTGCATCCTCCCGCAGGCTTAAAGCCATGTTCCCCGGTTTTGACTGGAGCTAATCCATGAACTCTGTTTCATACGTCACGTTATATACTTTTAGACCGTCAGCGCGCTTTTCCGGTACACTCCGTAAACGCCGCAAGGGGTTGAAAAGTCCGTCACCGTTCCACCACTGTAGGACCTCGTGTATGTCTTTTAATGTGTCCAGCCGTTTTAAGGCTCTTTCCCGTACTTTGACCGGTGCCGTAGTATTAGTCTGCCCCTGGCAGTTGAACGCCACTTTTAGTTGAACCTGCGCCTTTACCTTTTGCCTTCCTCCCATGTGCGTTTCACACACCGGATACGAAATATCCACCAGACAGCAGGGAAAAGCCACCGCCGGACGCTCGCCACTGTTGAGTTGTCCTTCGTCCATGTCTATCCAGCGGAGCTCCGGCACTTTTTTTTCCAAGTAGTCACAAATAGCAATGAAAAATTCCTTATCCATGTCCTTTATTTATTTAATGAATCAATATAGCCCTGTATGCGGGCATGAATCTGCTCGTTCAACTCGTTGGAGTCGCCCATAAATTCGCGTTTGATAATATTAGCTTTACGCGTGTGCGCCTTTACTTGTACATCCTTCCTTTTTGTCTTTCTTGTATGTGCGGGCACACCCACAGTTCCGCTGAATCCTTCATTATGCACCTGTGCATAATCAACTTTATTATTTCCCGCAGAAATGACTACCTTTTGGGATGTTACTACCGCCGGCCTGATACTGTTTACCAACGCTCCGGAGTCAATCAGTAGCGAACCAGTTGTTTTCGGTACTTTTGCCAGTGCCCACGGGTTCCCGTCGAACTCCTTGCGGCGGAATGTTCCCTTATAATAGGCCGTAGCCGTTTCCGCGACGATATCGGCCGCATCCTCCGTTATCTCTTGGGAAAGTGACTGGAGGTATTTATTCAGTTCTTTTATATTCATAATCAAATAATTTTAGTATATTTGCAGTGTTCACAGACGGTACTGTAAGGCGAGGCATTCCTTTGTAGGTGGAGGGGCTGTAGCTATCAGGCTATCAATCATGCACAGGCCGACTGTGGAAAACCTACTTTTTCTTTATTAGAAGCCCTTTTCTTATTTTTGGATTTCTCACTTCATACCACGATTTGAATGCCATTTTTTCTTTTTCAAGTTTGCAAACGCAAGCTATTCCTATTCCCTTGTAATATTTTATAAAAATCCAGTTATTCAGCCTTGATTCGGAGTTTTCCCTGTCTTTATACTCATTCCCCAGCCAAACTTCATCGGGATCCGACATGACCTCATCAATACAAGACAAGTATTTCACCCGGAAGCCCCGTGACTTCTTTTGATTGGTTGTGTGTATATCGTAATCTTTTTTTTCCATATACCAAGCTCTACCCTGATAATCCGTCACCGGGAGAATCTCTTTTCCATCCACAATCTTTTTACGACTGTCCCACCAGCTATCGGCTGTCCCCTCATACTCCTTCAGGTCGCTTGCTCTTTCGCCAATCAGCTTTTTAAAAGAGGATTCCACCCCCCATCCTGCGGGAGAGACTTTATCCATGTATTTGGCTGCCATGTCTGGAAACTTACGGATATACATTTGGTTCTTATTGAATATCTCTCCTCTTTTCCCCCGGTTAGAGTCCCAGTGCTGCTGCTCGACCATCTTCCACTCACTTGTGCCGAGGTATTCGTCCACAATCCGGGAGGACTCTCTAAGCCACTCTTCCGAAACTTCATGCCGCATGACCGGTTCTACGCGGCAACGACATTTCCAGCCATTCGGCGGAAATATTTTGTCCCATCGCGGGTCGTCGCAACTTAGTATGATACCGTCCAGTTTCCGATGTTCCTCTCTTACTTTTTCGTCTCCGGCAGTTACATATTTCCAATAAGGATATAGCTTTTTCTTTTTAATCAGGCGTTGATAATTGGAAGCTGATTCAGCAGCCAGTACGGCTGTTTCATGCTCTGTCTTTTGCCATGCCTTATTGAACTTTCCGCATACTTCCGCGGCCTTTTTAGAAAATTCCTCAAAACTGCCGCTCTCCCGGAATAGTTTGTTTAGCTCCTGAATTTCGGCCAATGTTTTTGCTGCCGAAAAATGAAATAGGTTTTGCTCTAGTGCAGTAATAAATGAGTCGTCTCTAAGATTGTACGCTATATCTGCGTTATTTATATGCCCTTTGAACAGTGTTCTAACAGCATTCAAAAGGTCATCCGCAACATAGTAGAAGAGTTCTGCATCAAAATATGCAGAGTCTCCATTGGCGACGCGCGCAATAATCCGTTCATCTAGTGTTGCACCATCATTCAGGCTGATGCGGGCTTTTCCATTTAATGCCCCGTTCTGCGGGGCTTTCACGAAAAAATCCCATAATCGCAAAAAGAGGTTACGGTCTACGTTCTTTATTTCTTCTTCCGACTCCTCCGGAGCTTTCGGTAACCCCAGCGTAGCTGCGGACTGCTTCCGCTTTGCGATGGGCTCCCCATCCTTCGGCTCCGGTATAGCGAACTTTTCATGGACATAGCTTTGCGGAATGTCTATAATTTCGGATAATTGGCATAATTCGTCTACGGTCAATTGCTCCGCCGCTTTTGGAAAAATAAACTTTCCACCGGTAACGGGAACACCTCTTGCCCCCAACTTCGGCAAAACTACCTGATTTAAAATTCGCTGTACAAACCGCAGGTCTGACTTATTCTTTCCCTCTTCGACTTCCTTATGTACTTCTCCCAAGGAACGCGCTCCTTTCTCTCCCTGTACGGTAGTCATCGTCTGGCCGAGTATGGTAATCAACATTTCCTCGTTGTTCGCCTGCCGGAACTCATTATATGAAGTCCCGGAACCGCTTCCGCCTTCCTTCGTTTCAATCTCGGTTTCCTTTGGCACGATAACGTAAGGTGCCGAACCTGCCTCCTCAAAAGCCTTTTCAAGCAGTTTCCGGCTTTCCGGATCGTAGGTATTGTACTTACCTATACGCTGCGGCATACCGAACAGTTCCACCCACTGAGACCAGTCACCAAAGCCACCCCTTTTATAAATCGCATACGGAGCTGCCTTCAGGAGTAACCCGAAGTCTCTTTCCTTACCTAATACGACCAGCAAGGAGTCTCCCTCATAAGGTATCCCCTTATCGTCCGAGTCATGAATAAGTATAGTTTTGTTGCTTAGGTTAATATGTTTAGGAGGTATTTCCGTCACACTAAAACCATCCGTGAAAGACATTTCCACACCGGCACGTCCGTATATCTTTGTTTTGATAATGGTCGTGAGGAGTTCCTCCCATGCTAGCGTGTCCATGAGTGTGGCCACTTCCTCAACTTCTTCTCCGGCCGCATTTTGAAAAGTCAACTCTGAGTTTATAACGGCATCTATGCGTTTTTGTACTGCGTCAGACAGTACGCCGTCTATCATGATATCCTCATAGAGATCATATAGCTGTTTTACCCGTCCGTTATCAGCGGACTTTAATGCGGTGCGCCAGTCCCCCACATCATATACCTTTCTCTGTGGGGCCTTTACTACAATTTGATTGATGACATATTTCGGGACCTGCTTACTTTGAATCGTAGCGGTGGCTCCTTTCCTTTTATTTCTCATGACTATTAAAAATGTTGGTTACGTTTAGGATTACTCCCGTATATATACTCTCCGGCGGTGTCCGGTTTCCCGTCTCCGTCCTCATCCACCACCGGCAGGTTGGCCGTTGTTTCTCCTCTTTGTACTTGACGGAGCCACGACACGGCCCGGTCATACCTTTTTTCCCTTAGTTCCAAGTCGCACCCGGCATTACATAAGTTAATGAAATGCCATACTGCGATGTCCTTTACGAAAATGAGCAGCAAGGGGTTTCTTTGGTCTCCTGTTGCCTCAAAAATCTTTTTCCGGTCGTATGCCCCTAAGTAGCCGTAAGCCTCCTCTATGGCGGCGTCAACGGCCGCGGTCAGGATGGTTTCATCCTCCCGGCTAATCGTATCTATATCCTCTTTGTATAGATGCGTTTCCAATTCTTTAGCTGTGATAAATGCCATAAGTTAATATCTTTTTTTATTGGTTTTACGCGCGCCTACAGTATAAGAATCCGCTGCAAGCGTACTTATTTTCTGATTCAGGATCCACACGCCACCCTCGACGCAGTCTACCCCATCGGCGGGGGACTTCATCGCCCGATTGACAAGTAGAAATTGCTCCTCCAATCTGACCATGTGCGGATTGTTTTTTTCTTTGATGTTGAGAATGAGTTTTCCCTGTCGATTCAGCGGCTCTAAATTTCCCTCTATACGGTCGAATTTTTCCGGCTTGTTCCGGGTGTCGGGAATGATGCCTATAAAACCGTCCTTTTTCCCCTTCTCATTGAATAGCGGTATGAATACCTGCTCATAGAAGGGGTCTTGCAGCTTGTTGTTTTCTATGTAATTATAGATTTGTGTCTTATCGGCCGCGTAGTCCCTGAGGTAATAATACCAGTTTACATATTCCGCGTTTACCACATGGTCAAGGTAGCCGGTATAAACGTAGAATTTACCATCGTAATATCCAATAAGAAAACAGGCCTTAAAGGAGGTAGCCTTGTTCTTGGAGTTTGACGGTGCCGGGTCGCCATAGGCCACCACGAACTGTAACTTTGAAAGCGGCGGGCAATCTCCCCATACCATTTCCTTAAATGTGTCTCCTTCGGAAAGTGGATTATTCATATATTCTTGCTGGAAAGCTTTCGTACTGATTTTAGCCTGAATACGGTCTATCCGTTCCTCCGTATTCTTTTCCGGCCATGTTGACGTCCCGTTTTTATCCCGGATGTTCACAATATCCCAATGGTCGGCCTTTTCCCCGGCACGCTTTACGCAACAATCCAAGGCAATGAGATTCCCGCAGAATACCACTGACATATCCTCGCTGATTGAACGCGTGGGGAACAGGGCATTTTCAAACCATTCCCATTTCTTTTTCAGGATGTCCGGGTTCCGGCAGTCCGCGTCCGTATCGAAATCATCCACTAAAGCCATGTCTGGACGAACGGCGTCCTTTCTTGTACCACGGGGGGACTCCAGCGCGCCGATGGCACGGAACGTAGCCCCTGTGGTCAGGCTGAATTCATCCGCTTTCCAGCTTCCGTACTCCCGTAAGTCTCCGTAGTAGGCTTTTAACAGAGAGTTGTTTTCGAATGCCTTTTTATAAGGTTCCAGTAACCGTTCCGCGTTTTCGTGGCTATTTGAAATAAGGAGAACGTTCTTTTTTTTGCTGGTCAGTACCAAATACATGACACACATAAATACGATGGTCGATTTTGCCAGCTCGCGGCTCCATGAGAGAACTTCATACCACTCCATGTTGGACGTAATCCGTTTGATAGCCTTTTTATGAAAAAGCGTAAACGGGTATTTCGCAAACTCGGAGAAAAAGAATAGAATCCACGCGACAGCGTCCGCCTCCAGCTTTTTAAGTTTGTTTTTTCTTTCCACCGGGGAAAGGTTATCCACTCCTTTGTCCTTTTTCAGTGAGCGGTGGTACTCCGTCCACTCTTTATACGCCTGAAGGTTGTCTACTTTGCCCATTTCAACTTCTCCTTTATGTATGCGTCAAAATAATCGCTCAGCTCCTTGGCTCTTGCTAAGTCTACCTGCCGGAGCCAGTCTAACAATCCTCGCGACACGTTATAAATGTCCCGGATAGAAGCATCCTGTTCCAGTGCTTCAAGGTCGGCCGTCAATTTTCGCCGGATGTCCGCCTCTGATGCGGTAGGATACCTTTTCCCTGCTTCCTTGTCGGCAATGGAACGGTCAAGTTCATCCAGTTGCGCGAGTGTAGAACTGATACGCTCTTCCCTCGTCTGCAATAGATTTAGTTTCAGGTTTTCCCACTCTTTTACCCACTTGTTTATGGTAATTCGCGACACGCCCACTCGGTCGGCTATTTCCTGCTGCGTGATGTTTTCCTTCAAAAACAGCAATTTAGCCCACTCTTTTTTCTGCTCAAGTTCCAATGATTTTGCCATAATTCCTCCTGTTTTTCTGCTCAAAATTATAGCAACCCTTCTTATTAAAATAATCGACTTGTAACCATTTACACTTAAATGTAAATGGCTGCAAATTAATAGGTAATGGTTACAAAGGGATTTGTTTAGCCCCGATTATCACTCTAATTTTGCCATCAAACAAAGAGATAAAATGGCAAGAAAAACATTTGTACTACATGACGAGTCGGTGAACACCTACGGGTTCCGTATGCTGACCTCCGGTGCCAATCTGACCGAATTCATAAAGAACCCGGTTTTGTTCTTGAACCATGCGGACTGGGAACTTCCTATCGGCCGTTGGGAGAATATACGTAAGGAGGGCGGCAAAATACTTGCGGACGCGGTATTTGATGAAGGGGACCCGCGCGCAATGGAGGTATTCCGTAAGGTTGAAAACAACTTCATCCGCATGGCCTCCATTGGCGCATGGCCTCCGGAAGAAACAAGCGATGCCTATGACTTGATGCTCCCTGGACAGACTTTGCCTACCGTCACCAAGTGGACTGTGAGAGAGGGAAGTGTTGTCACGATTGGCGCAAATCACAATGCGCTTGTCTTCTTTGATTCCAATTACCGGAACGAATATAGAATCATCAGTTTATCAGGGGAGAATGACCTTGTCCGACTGATGGACAATAATAAACCTTTTAATAATAACAAAAAAATGAGCGTACTTACAGGAGTA